GAACTACGGCATACGCACCCTCGTAGGCGTCCTGTGCCACCTCATTGGCCGTATAAAGGTTGCTCAACTGTCCGCTCGCAACAAGCGTCCTCGTGTCGTCGAGCATATTTCCGCCAAGGAAGTCGTAGTCCGTTTCCGCAGGAGTCCAGCCTGTGTACTCGCTTCCTTCCTCCAGCATTGGCATACATATCCATCCGTTACCAGAGGCAGTATAACCAAAGATTCCGTTCATAGTTATGCCATTGTAGACAAAGATATTCACCTCGATAAACTCTGCGTTGCCCGTATTGAAGGTGTAGTTCCCCTGCCTCCACTGGTTCACCTCGTTCTCCTTCGTCAGCCACTGCATGTTACCCGAGGTGGCAGTAATTCTGTCCCCTCTATTGCCATTCAGCGCAGCCATCTTGAAAACCTCTGAATGAACCTGTAAGTCCTTCGTGTCGCACTTTATCCATGCCGAGAAAGTGTAGTCGGTGTTCTTCTTCACAGCGATGCCGTTGATGGTCTGTCCCCAGAAAAGTCCCTTGTACTGAGGCGTTCCGTCACCCGTCACCGAGAAGCGGATGGCATTATGGCCGTTCACGCCCTGTGTTATCGTAGGCTGGAAGAGGCCGTCCGAATAATATATATCACCCTTCCTCGTCAGCGCCGTATCTCGCAGTAGGTTGTGCCGTCCTTGCTGGTTCTGAGTCACACTGAGAGTAATCTCCTTTGCTGTCTGCTTGATAGTAGATGTGTAGGCGTTGAGAACGGTAGGATTACTTCCTTTCAGGTCTTTCTCCAGTGCCTCAAACTTCGACTGGTACTGCTTGGCCGTAGCCTTTACACTGCCCATGTACTTTGTCACATTCACAGAGAATGGAACCTGTGTACTGTAGCTCTTCCCTCCGAGAGAGAATGTGATTGTGACAAATCCCTCGCTCACCGACACCTTGTCTCCGCTCGCCAGAGTGATAGTGTTCACAGAATTGAGCTTCACCTTTATGTATCCTGTAGCCAAGCTTGCCGCAGCCGTACAGTTCTGCATATAGCTCACCCTTACGTCTGAGCACTCGTTAGTAACATTCTCGCCACCTCTCATCACCTTTACTCGTCCTTCTGCCGTGGTGTCCGACACGATGCCGTCATCGTTAGTGTCGAGCACGATGGGCTGTACGAGAAGTATGCTCACTCCGTCCTCTCCGTTAGTTCCGTCTGCTCCAGGAGTACCTTGCTCTCCTTTCTCGCCCTGCGGTCCTTGTGAACCCGTTTCGCCCTGCGCACCTGTTTCTCCTTTAGGCCCTTGTGGTCCTTCGTCACCTCTATCTCCCTTTTCGCCTTTGTCTCCTTTGTCTCCCTTTTCTCCCGACAACACCTTCTGCCAATCACTGCTTGCGTCCGAAGGCTCTTGACTTGTTCCGTTCTCGTTTATACAAGTCCACAGGGCGTTATTGTGGTTCACTTGGTCGTAGTAGGCATAGCTTCCTGCTTTCCACTCGCCTCTGTAGTTCACCATGTGCATAGTATCCCCAGTCGAAGATACCCACTCAAAGATACCGCTATTAAGCCTTATCCTATCAGGCGAGAGCACGAATACCTCCTTGCCCTTGTGTGTATATCTGTCCACGCCCTTGAAGCCTACGATGCGAGGTGTATTATCGCCAGTGCTCTCCAGTATCAGCACACCCTTTCTACTGTCGTCGTCTACAGATTGTCCTCCAACAAAAACAGCTCTGTGTCCGTCAAGCACAATAGTGTCTCCTGCTTCAGGAATACCACCTATCTCTGCCGTTGCAAGCTCCTCAGTCATCGAGTCTAACGACAAAGAGTGCTTGCCGATTACTATCCACGAGAACATCTGCCCACCATACAGCTCGTTGCCATATCCGTCATATATCTTCTCGTTCACACTCGATACGCCATGCTCAGGGATTGTTCTCCAGTAGCTCTTGTTGCTTGCGTTTGTGGTTCCAGTAGCCAGCGTTCCGATAGTCTTGCATCTCACTTGGTCGCCCTCTCTCCACAGGTTCTGCGTAGCCATAGTGCCGTCATCCGCCAAGAGATAGCAGAGCCAGCCTTTACATATATCTACAGAGGTCTCCATCCATTCACTGCTCTCGCTTTCCCATATTACAGGCACAACCTTTACTATCTTGCTTCCTGCGCCTGAGAGATACACATTACCTCCTGCATACGACAGTTTTCTTACCTCCAGCTCGTTGAAGATAGCCTTTCCCCAAATGGTGAGGTTCGTAACGAAGGCGTGATATTTCTCGTTTTCCTTCTTAACAGCGAAACCCTGCTCTGCTTCGTTGTCGTAGTCGATGGACTGCAACGACTCCAAGATGGCCCGTCCCGCCTCGTCTATCAACGCTCCCCCCTTACCAAAGTAAGCACCTCCGTTCAGCTTTACTAAAGCCTCGCTCACCAGTCCTTTGATGAAGGTTATCACGCCTTGTGCGGTGTCATCCTTTAGCTTCGACAGAAAATGTTTTGAAGCTTCATTGATAGTCGAGTCGGTTATCTGTTTTGATGTCTCGCTACTTACCTTTCCATTTCCTGACTCAAGGGATGAAATCTGCTGCTTTATCTTAGCCATCGTTCCGACTTCTACATCGTTTCTCAGAGTTACTTCATAGGTTGGTATGCCTCCTTCGTTTTCTCTTATAACGAGCTGGTCGATGGTCACCTTGCCTCCTATGTGTAAGTCGTCATCGTCAAACTCCATGATGTCGCCGGCCTTCAGCGTGTCGTGAAGGCTCTTGATGGTCCCGGTTTTATCTTCAGTCGCTTGGTCGTTTTGTCTGGCCATAAACACTTCGTCCACCTTGGGCTGGTACACATACCTTGTATAGTCGTTCTTGTCTATGTAGGCAATGGCGTATTTCAGAAGCTTTAGTGACGCTGCGTTCACATAAGAGTCGGGTAGGGTGATACCTGTCAGCACAAAGTGATCTCCTTTTCTGATAGGATAGTCTTTGTACGGGAACCACAGCTCCAAGGCATCGTCCTTTACTCTCTGTATGGTTAGCCTCCATCTGCCGTTCTCTTTTACCGATGATGCTACCTTAAAGGTCCTTCCTCCACACATGCCATCCTTCATGGCGATAGAGAAATCACTGTCCTTCAGGTCGTTGATGTCGAAGTCGATAGACGGATTCAGGTAGATGTCAACATTGTTTACAGTCTGTCCGTCTTCAAACCTTCCGTTGTCATTAGGTGCAACGCCCTCGTCAATCTCATCCACACGCACGCCACCGACAACCATTTCTTCGATTGTAGGGTATATCTCTACGATACCGTTGGTCTTGTCATCGTTATCAAAATATTGCGATGCGGAACGCAGGCCAATCTGCTGTATGTTCACAGAGTCAATATAGGGTCTGTGTGGATTGGTCGAAAAGACGTGCTCCTTGCCTGTTGGGTTTACATATTCCTTATCTGCCTTACTCAGCGAGTTGTAGTAGTCGTTAAGTGAAACATGGGGGAATCCTGGCAACATCAGCCTGTTGATAGACATGTTGTTGGGAAGATTCTGCGCATACTCCTTCATTGACGATGGCACCGCCTTAGTATTCAGGCCGCCAGTTATATACAACTTTCTGTTTCCTGCGTTTACCTGTGCGATAAACCTGTCAAGATTTTCTTTTGACGGCTCGTCTCCGTTGTCTTCCATGTTGTTCTTCACTTCTGAGTATAACATTACGGCCTGCCCGCTGCTCAAAGCTATCACAACACAGGTGATGACCGTCTGAAAGTCAAACGTCACCTTCAGGACGTATCCGTATGTCTGTTCTTTACCAGTCCCGTCATTATGTGCGAAAACTCTTGGGATGGTGAAATAATTGTCAATGTACTCCATGTCGATATACACTGACAGATAACTTGTTGCAGTGTTCACCTCTGTGATGTAACAGAAGTACTTTGTGCCAAGGTCTGCGTAGTAGTGAGATGGGAGGTTCTTTTCTGAACCGTAAGCTCTTAGCCTTGTCACGATTTGCTGTTCTGAGTCTGCATTTTGGATCAACTCACTCAACCCTTTTCCAAGTCCGTACTTGAAGATATTGTTTGCGAGCACGCCTGCCGTTCCAACGTACACATTCCGACCTCTTACAATGAAGTTTACGTCCCACTCGCTGTTTACTAAGGCCAAAGCTTCCCAACAGGTCTTTCCGTCAACGGTAATAGACTTGGGTTCGATAACATTGTCGCTGGTTCCCTCACCGTAAACCGACATCCACTCGCTCTTCAGGGCTCCACGCTGCACGGAACGTTCCATGTTCCTGGAGTAAATTTTCCAAAGACCTACACCTATCTGTTCGTTGAGGTTCGCCTGTATTCTGTCGAGCAAATCGTCCAGTGTCTGCACGTAGAACGGAAATTTCGGTAGGGTAGTGTAGTGGAGCTCGTTGTCATTCAATACCACATCGTAGAACTCCGATCTCGACAACTCGTCCTGCAACGCATTGAACTTTACGCTGTCATATACGAATCCTTCTCCGTATGTGTTTAGCCTTGCTTTTTTGTCCTTTCCCGGCTCATAGTTCAACTCGAAGCGCTCTCCTCTGTATATGATGTAGTCGCCTATCTTAAAGTTGATTGGAGCGTTGTTTTTGAAGTCAATGGTAAGGAAGCAGTCTCCCATCCATTTGTCTGAGTACTGCAATCCGTGAACGACAACCTCGTCATCGTTCACGTCTGTAAGCTTTGTTCCGTCCTTATGATATATGTTCCACCTACTCATGTCTGCATCAGGTTAAGTTCGTTATGTTTCCGTCCGCACCCATCACTGGCTTAATGTCTGTCACGGGATCATTAAACTTAAAGGTAACACTCATCACCAATAAGTCTTCATTCTCTGGGTCTCTGTACAGCACAGGGTCTATGCTTTTCAGTCTCACGTGCTGCCTGCCAATCTTATTGAAGTCGCAGTACATCTTCATCATGCCTGTTGTTCGGAGATAATTCACAAAGCTCCTGCATCTCTCGTTCGCCCCATAAACTTTTCCCTTAAACAGGAACTTTACCTTATTTTCGTAAGCTGCCATATACAGGCCGTCTTTGCCTATATATTCATCGTCTCCGTGCTCGTCATACCAGCTCCTCTTTACGGGTTCTTTCACTGCGTCGCATGGTTTGAACGGGCTCTCGCTTACGTACATACCGAAATCGGTTATAGTGTCCATTACCTTGGCACCATCACCTTCTTTCTGCATATAAATTCTGAAATAATCTTTCATAACTCAAAATCAATTATTATGATGCAAATATACAATTAATTGTATAATTATACAAGTAAAATGAAAATATCAATGTATATTTATGCAATTAAGGGCGCGAATATACTTCATCACGCCCTTAATCATTACATTATCTTACCTTGATAGACTTAACGCCGTTGATAACCATGTTGAAATTACTGCTATACTCCTCGAATACGCGTTCTATTCGCTCTGCTGCTTCAGCGTTTCTTAGGGTGTTGGCAGATATGAAGTTCAACTGTGTTAGTTGTGACTTGGCTATCTCGTTCGATTCCGACATACATTTCACTTGCTCCTCTCTTATTACTGACACATCAAGACGTATGCTATTGAGGTAACTGGCAATCAGGTCTCCTGTCTCTTCCGTTATCCCTTTTACAGAATTTGTAAGAGAAGAACTGCTGTTGTCGCTCCATCCGTAGTACCGCTTGAGATAATCTCTTGATGCCTCTATCTGCTTTGTCACGTCAGCAAGGTCTTTGCCTATCTCATCCATCTCTGTGTTGGTGTACTCGGACATTACTTTTCCCGTTGCTGTGTCAAGCTTCTTTTCCGTACCGCCATTAGGGTCGCCATACTTCTTGGTCTTCTCTATCAGAGCTTTTATCTTCTCTCCATAAAGGTTCTCTATCATGGATTTCAAGATAACATTCCTTAGATTTTCCTCGAAATGGTCCACAAGGTTGTCAGATGTGTTCGACATCGTGGCCATTGCGTCACCCCAGGCGGAAACGAGGTCGGAATACTTGTTGCCGGTAAGCTTCTCAGTCAGCGACTCTATCATATCCTCCGACTTCTCGCCGTACTCTATCAGTTTGTCAAGATAGGTCCTTGAGTCCTCATCAAGGTTGGCCCAAAGCTCCGCGTAGTCCTTCTTTATCTGCTGAAGCACCTTGTAGTCTATATCCAGAATGTCGGTCATGTTGTCAAACTTCACGCCGTATCTCTTGGATATTTCGGGGGCAGCTTCTTTCCACCCACGCTTCTCCCAGTCTCTCACCTTGATAGAGTGACTTCCTGCCGAAGCACCTGAGTTGAAGTTCTTCATGGCGATCACCTTCGTCTGTTTTATTTCAGACTCCAGCATCTCCTGGGCTTCCTTCGAGGCATTGGCGGCTTCCGTACCCCAGTGGATATTCATATACTCAGTCTTCTTGGAGATGAGAGAATCCCAGATGGAGGTGAGGTTTTCGTACTCAGCTTTCGCCTTGTTGTAGCTACTGTAATCTGCGCCGAATGCCTTGATGAGCGAACTTCCCACACTCAGGGCCGCTGCCGCTGCCGCTCCGTAAGGACCTGCCGACCCGAGACCAAGAGCGCTTAAACCGCCAGATGCATTGGCAGCTGCGCTAAATGCGTTGGAAGCACCTCCTTCAATCTGTCCGAGGATAGAATTCTGCTCGCCAAGAGCCTCAAACAGGTTAATGACTGGATCCATGATGTTTGATAAAGCCTGCATCTTTCCCGATAGAGAAGTAATAGCCTTTGAGGAATCATTGTATGCTCCCTTCTTGCTATTCTCTAAGTCTGCATTGCTATACCATTTACCCGCTATTAGTCCAGTCTTTTTCGCCTGGGCATCCGTGATATTGATTCCGGAAGCACCAACCTTCCTATTTCCATTAAGTATCTCTCCGATTGCATTTCCTCTACGAACACCTCCAAATATAGACGGGAGTGGATTTCTGTCAATCTGTTCATTTCTCAGCTTATCCAATGCGTCACGCAACTGCTTAACAACTTCGATCGAAAGTCCTGTAGTCCGAGAAAATTCATCGATATTGCTAATCATTGTATTGATGGTAGCGGAAGACACCCTGTCAAGGTCATCAAAGATGGTAACCCAGTCAGACTCTTGTTTGAACTGCTCAAACTGAAGCTTCGCCACATTCTCATTGTGAGTCTTTGTGGCGCCGGCCTTGGCTCTGTCTCTCATCTGTGGGTCTTCGATGCCCTTGATGAGTTCAAGCTGCCGTTCGTATTTACGGTTCTCGTCCTCAATCTGCTGGGCAATGGTAGCGTTCTTCTCAATCAGGTTAGCCATCAGGTCGATGGTCTCCTTCTCGATCTTGTTGTTCTCATCTTCCAGCTTCTTGCGGATATCGTAAACACGAGACTCTTCTCCATATTTATCCTTAACATTTTCGAGGCTCATCCCCTTAACCTCGTTCGTAGTCAAGTTAAGGCCGGACTGAACGTTGTCGTGCTTTACGGCAACATCGAGCTGCTCCTCCAGGAACCTCTTGTATGTGTCAAACTGAATGTTCCCTCCGAAAGCTAAGTTTTCTGAACCCTTCTTGTTTCCTGTCAGCTCATATATCTTCTTGTATGTCTCATACTGCTCAGATATAGTGTCAAGTTGCTTATTGAGTACATTCAGTTCGTCTCTACGCTGGTCTTCGAGAAGTTTTCGGTTTTCAGTCTGAATACCGGCCTTCTCGTTTGCAGCGTAGTCCAATCTCTCCCTTGTTGAGGCCGGGAGAGTCTTCAAGAGTTCTTTAATAGAGGTCTCATAATTGGTGTAGTCGGAGATAGGGAACCTCTTTTTATCATTGAATATAGCCTCAAACTCTCCGTCATTAGCAAGTTGACCGAGAGCACCCTCACCGTAAAGTTCCTTGAACTTCTTGATTTCAGCGTACATTTTCTTATACAAGTCGATGCGCTTCCTCAAATCTTCAAGAGCCTTATCTGTTCGCGCGCCTGTTGATCTACGGCCACCGGTTTTCTTGTTTTTCTTCTTGTCGTCACCAGTAAACCATTCGCCCCAGTTATCATGATAAGCCTGCATCTTAAGTTCGTACTCCTTCTGCTTCTGTGTAAACTCATCGAGAGAAAGATTGCCCAGCGCAAGCATCTTCTTTCTGGTGTTGAGTTCCTTTTTGGCAGCAGTAATGTCCGACTCTGCGTTGCTCTTTGCTTTATCGTAGTCGTCTCCGGCATCCTTTCCCCAACTCTTGACGTATTTGTTCTTCTCATGGTAGTCGTAACCACTACCCTTGAGATTCTTTTCGAGCTGCTGAGTGAGATCCGAGTCATCGTTCCTGAATACGAGATGAATGACAGCCTCGAATCTATCAGCCGCAAGCATTCGCTTCAATGCGTCTGATGCAAAAGGATAGTCTTTCTGAACCTGAGCCGCAGCATCCTTCATCATGTTTGAAACCTGGACCTTCTCTGCATCTGTCAATTCCTGGTTGTTGCGAATCTTGTCACCAATCCAAGGAAACGAAGTGTTTACTGCGTTATCGAGAGCATCCTTGAATTTATTCTCGTAGAAGCCAGTTTCAACACCCATCGCATTAAGAACGTCAGCACGGAACTGATCAGAAACATCCTGGTTCCATCCCTGCTTTGCAAAGAATGACGAAAGAATCTGGTTAGCCTTACCCTGCAACTTCGGGCTGTTGCTAATATCTCCAAGCTCATCAATGAGATAATCGCGCATGGCTTTCACCTCATCCTTATACTTTTCCTCCCAGGAGTTGAAGCTAGCGAAGTCGGATTGGGTGGCATTAATCATATTCGCCTTTGCGGATGCTGAAGAGAATGCTTCTGCTATTTCCTTTGCAGAAGACAGCTTCTCGTCGAATCCCTTGTATGTACCCTCGTCCGAAAGAGATTTCTGAGTACTCTCCTCAACCTGCTTGAGAAGAATGAGCTGTTCTTTGAGATACTTAAGTCTGTCCTCATTCGATTTCTTTTCGAGAAGGCTCATAGTGAAAGCATTCTCCTTTTCAGGAGCAATCTCCTTAAGCTTTTCCTTATATGCGTCAATGAGGTTTTCTATCTCTTTCTCATCGCCGTCCTTAATGGCTTTATCTGCATCGTTATCGCGAAGGAACTCGCCGATCTGAGTGTACCTGTCTTTCAGTTCGTCAGCCGTAGTCTCCATATCCTGTTTCAGCTGCTGATGCTTCTGCCAGTAGTATGCAAAGATTGCAGATCCGGCAGATATAGCTATTCCTGGAAGACCACCAAGAAAACCGATGATTGAACTGAATACGGACTTCAAGCCTCCGAGAAGCAAACCTCCTGCTGCTCCCCATTTGCTAGGGCTAGCCAATCCCTTCAGAAATCCACTAAGTGAGATTCTGTTTACCTGACCCTCCTGTTTGGTGAGAGCCATACCTTGCTTGTACATCTCCTTGGTTATCTGACCGGTAACATACAAGCGTCTTAGTTCAGCTTTTGTTATCGCATTTGCCTTTGCGAGTGCCTGGATATCCTGAATTCGAATCTGATTTTTATACTGAAGAATCTGTTTCTCTACAGGAGTTATTTTCTCGCCACGCAAGAGCTTAAGTTCTGCTTCTTTCGCAATATTCCCCTTTGAGTTCAGTATTCTCTTTCCAATGCCGCCTTCCAGGATCTTAACTCCACGCATAAGAGCCGGCCCGGCGAATGCAGCAACCATAGCAGGACCCAAGACGTGAATCTGCTGCACGAGATTGGTAACAACATCAAGTATGCCCTTGAAGGTTCCACCTATAACATTCTTACCGTTAGCAAAGTCGGCAAGCATGATCTCCCAGGCATCCTTCAGTTTATTGTAGCGTCCGAGCAAAGTCTCACTCAGAACTTGCTGCATGTTATAGAACTGACCGCCTGCATCTGTCATCTTCCAGAAGATAGACTTTACATCATCGAAGCTTACCTCTCGGTTAGATATACGTGTTTTAATCTCTGATGTTGAGACATTTCGACCCTCTTGCTTAGAGTAGAACTCAGACAACTTTTCAAGCAGAGGAATACCTGCATAAGCAATCTGACGGAGCTCCTTACCATCGAGCCAACCACGAGCCTGTACCTGACCAAACGCCAATGCTATACGGTCAAAGCTAACACCAAGGCCGGAAGACATATCCGCAAGCCTCTTGGTTGTGTCATAGAGCTGGTCGTACTCAACTCCATACGCAGCCAACTGCTTAACGTCTCGGTTCAGCTCAGAGAACGTAAATGGCGAATTAAGAGCGAGTTCCTTAATCTGATTGAACATCGTGTTCGCATTCTGCATGTCACCAAGGATGGATTGGAGAGCAATATGCTGCTTTTCCATCTCACCACCAGTAGTGATGATGCTCATAGCAAACTGCTGTGCGCCGAACACAAGACCTCCCTGCAAGAAAAGTGACTTCAAATCCTGTACGGTTGAATTCAGCTTTCCTGCATGACTGTTGGCTCTCTCGAAGCCGCGGACCAAATCAGACTGAACCTTTGCGGCCGTCTGAGCAATCTCCTGCTGACGCTTCCGCTCAAGCTCAATGCCTCTTTGAACCTCTTGGTTTACTGCCTTCTGGTCTTGAAGAACCCTCGATGCCAATGTGGTATCGTGACCACTTCCCATATTGCCAAGCGTACCGAGGCTGTTCTTCCAGTTCCCCGAATAGAGTTCTCCCCTGATATCTCTAAGGGTTCTCATTAAAGCAAGGAGTCTGTTAATCTCGCCTTCTGCCTTGCTTAAATCTGCGCCGATAGAGATGCCTCTGCTGTATTCTGAACGAAGCTGGCGGACTTTATTGCCGAGAGAATCGTATCGGCGCTCGGCATTCTTAATCTCCGCCTGACGCTGTTTCTCGGCCGCAATATCTTCACGCTTCGCCTTAACAGCGTCTCTTACGGCCTGAGCTTCCTGCTTCGCTGAAGACTTTTCGAGATTAGAGTAATATTCAGACATTCTTTTCTGAATATCGTCCTGTCTCTGCTTCTGAGGAGTCTGACCAATCAAGTCTTTGACATTTGCCTGGCTGGCACGGAGAGTGTCGTAAACGTTCTGAAGGGCTGTTATTGTACCCATCAGTTTCTCAGCTTCAGCATTGGCTTCCTTCAAGCCCTGCTGTCCGAAGGAGACACCTTCCTTCGTACCGGTTCCGATTGCATTCTGATAAAGAGCGATATCTCCTCTGACCTTTCCAAGCCTCTCAAGCAATGTATCTATCTCTGCCTTGATATTCTTCAGACCCTGGTCGTTCTTGAAGAACGGAGATATGCCTGCCTTCTCTGCAATCTCACGCTTCTTCTCAACGAGAGCCATATACCTCTTTATATAATCAGATTGAGCCTTTAATTCCGCATCATTGTCTTTTGCACTCAACTTAGCTGCCGCGGCAAACTCCCTCTCTACTGCGATGGCCTTTCCTTTTTCTCGCCCGTATGCCTGGGTCGCAGCGGTTGCTTTTGTCATTTCTACAGCAACATCGGAAAGAAGATTCTTCATCTGAGCCGCATCAGTGAGGATTGATTTGTTACCAGATGCCGCCTGCAATCGGGCAAGAATCTTGTCAAGCTCAGTGATACTTCCACCAAGCATGTTGGTGTTATAACCCTTTAACGAACCCTCTGCCATGAGGTCTCGCATTTTGGCAAGCTTTTCAGTTACTCTTGATATATCAGCCTCGACCTTTGCAGCTCCGCCCGAAAATGCAGATAAAGGGTTTTCTTTTTTGAACTGATCGGTAATCTGCTTTACATCACGGAACGTCATTTGAAGAACCTTAGCGTAGTCTTGCAAAACGTTTGCATAGTCTACGCCGCCACCTCCGCCTCCCTGTGCTTTGTTCTGTAATCTATAAAGCTGATTATTGACATTCTCAAGCATCAACTCAGCCTCCTTAAGCTTCGAGGTATCAACATTCGGATTCAGTGAGCGTAGCTCCGAAATCTTACTGCGTTCTATGTTGATTCTCTGTAGCATATCGAGATAGGAGAGGGCGTTTTTTACCGCCATCTGCAAATCTTTAGCTTCATCGCTCTTGTCGTTTTTTTTGAGTTTGGAAATCCTTCTGTTTATCTCATTGAGAACATCGGCAAACTCTTTGGCTTTTTCTGCCTGCTCCTTAAACCCGGACTTCTTAGTTCCGAATCCCTGGAGAGCACGAAGAAGTGAGTTTGCGGCGTCGTCTCCTGTCTTAAGCTTGTCGATGATTTTTTGAAGTTCCTTAGATGTATTATCCTTCACACCAAGCTGAAACCACAAGTCACCTAAATTTCCACCTGCCATATCCTGAATATTTTAAAATTAGAGTTCATTGTTTAAGTAATCAGTAAGATTTATATTCTTACCAACGAGGCTTCCCTCATTCTTCTTTTTCTCCATCCACCAGTCGTAGAGGTCATCCATCTCCTTTAACGTATGCTTCTTCGGACCGCTTTCCTTCTTGGTCTTTGGATAGACGACAAGAGGCTGGTCTGCAACCATGAGGTCTATCTGCGCCGACGAATAGCCCCACCAGTAATCGTAGGCTGCGATGAAGTACTTGCGATGGAAGAGAAAGCCAAACTTCTCCGCTAACGAGAAGGCTGCTCCCCAGCTTGTTCTGCTTGGATAGCTTTTACTTCGCTCCTCGTCATCGTCATCATCACGTCCGTCATCCCTGTCGCTAATATGGTAGTCAGTGAGAATGCGTTCGATGGAATTTTTTTTTTAGAAACATCGAGAACTTTCAGTACCTCTACCACGTCTACGTCCTTGATGTAGTAGAGCCAACGCCAGTAAAGCCAGTAGAAGGCCCGTATCTTCCAGATGTTGTTGAGGAGGATGCAGACGCAAATCTTGACGTTGCGCTTCCATTCGTTCTTCTCCTTTATCTTGATATGGGTGCATCTTCTCATTGTTCCCTTTCTGAGCCATCCTATACTGTGTTTCTTACCACGGAACACTACCTCCGTAGGTGTGTCACCGATAACGCTGTCAAGCATCTCCTGCAAGTCCACCGTAGGCTGCTCTATTTTCTTTTCTTCTGCCATGATTGTATGATTTTTTAAACGAAGAAGGGCGGCACGGCTGTTATCATAAGCCTGCCGCCCAACGGTTGTTATCCTGAATCTAATTACCTATAGACTTCTCTTTAATTAGCCGCCAATACCAGGAACTGGAGCCTTAGTAAGCCAAGCGATGCTGCGCATGCCTGCACCCTCGATAGAACCGGCGAACTTGAAAGCAACTGGCTTTGAACCAGTGTCATCCCACTGCAACGTTGCATAGAGGGCAATGTTTGTCACAATCATAAGGTTCTCCTTCTCATCGTCAACGATGACGATAGTACCCTTAATCTTGAACTTCTTAGGCTCAACCGCAACGCCAGCAAAACCGGTAGTAGCGTCTAGAGTTGCGTCACCAGTACCCTTCAAGGTAACCTTGGTCAACTCTGTGATTGCATCCTCACCGAACATGATTTTCAACAAGTCCTTTGCCTTGGAAGGAACAACAAACTCTACGTTGAAGTCACCGAGCTCTGCGGTAGTTGCCCAGTCACCAGCAAGGCCGATAACCTTGTAGTGATTGATGGTCGGATCCTCCATGGTTGCCTTAAGGGAATCAACCTCCACAGGAAGCTCAATCTCTGGTGTGATGTCTACTGAAGCCTTGCTCAAGTCTGTGATAGCCTTTGAGTAGAGCAAAGTCTTAGGACCATTGAAAATGTCCTTCATCTTGTCAATAGTTGTCATAGCCATAATCTAAAATATTTTAAATTGTTATACCTGAATACTTATTTTGTTCTCAATCGTCCTTGTATGATGGTGACAGAGTATCCGTCTCCGTCGTCTGTCTGCATGGTTATCCTTGGATTTGTCACGATGATGTTTTTGGTGGAGATTGGAAATCTGTCCATAACAGATTTTACTTTATCGTCTACTTTGGATACATCAAGTGCGTTGGGATTGTCCGCCGAGACCTTATCCTTTACGTACACTTCTATCTGTAGGGTGGTAGAATAGTCGTTATACGCACCGTCAGAGTTCATCTCGTTGTTGTATATGGAAGATGGAAAGAAGACAACGATATAACTGTTTATCTTCTTGTCAACAGCCTTCGGGCGGTTGCGTGGGAACACCCTGTCACACACACCTTTCATGGCGTTGCCCACATCGAAGTATAATGTCTTAATACTTATCATAATCACACCTTCTTAAAGTATCTTACTAAATAATCTCTGAGCGACGTGATAACATCGTGACCCTTCTTTGCCTCAACGAATCTTGCATAATCAACTCCGGCAACAAGCAACATTTGCCAAGTGGAATCATACTTTCCTTTGCTATGTTCGTTGTACAAGAGTTCATCTTCTGCCGTTGCAGGGCCGTTCTGTCCACCTTCTCCATATTCACCCTTATAAGGCCTGCGTCCGCTATCTTTGAACGAAAACGAACTACGATAATACCTGTCAAGATTGTATCTCTCTCCTTCTGCAAGGGTGGGGCGTGTTGGCTCAGGGCCTGGGGCGTAGTGTATCGACTGCAAGGAGCCTTTGTAATATGTGCCTATAGCGGTTGATTTATACAGGTTACCTGTAACGTCATTATAGTCACGTGACTCATCTGCCGCCTTCATTGTCATTTCTGCTGCGTGATCCATCTTCTGCTGCATCTTTGCTACAGCCATCTGACGGATTTTCTTTTCTATTTCCACAAACTGATCTGCCAAACTTCCCATAGCCTAAACTCTTATATATTCCCAGTAAACCACAGTCCTGTTATTGTCCGGTTCGCAGTCCTTGACCATACCTACCTCGGTGTTTTTGCCGACAGTGGAATAAATTGTGTCTCCGTCAAGAGGACATCTGTCAGCACCCCATTCGTCATATCTGACAGGAATCGATGCTTTCCTCTTGTTCTGGTCTACATATTTATCGCCTACAGTGGTAGTGTCCGTATAACTGCGACCTTCACCGTTATAGAGAATGATTTCCTTGTCCTCACCTACGGGAGCGTCATCATCGGCGAATGGGTCATCAGGGTCGGCTTTTCCGACGACCTTCCTCACAATCTTGATATGGTGAGGGTATCTTGGGTTTCTGATGTTTTCCTTTTCCATACGCCTTATTTGATGATGTGAGGGAGAGGTTCTCCACAAGGAGAATAATTCGCCCTCTTTACTCCGTGGGATGTCACCCGGAAGGTTGATCTTTTCTTGAGCATCGAGTCGGGCTCAAGCTTTTGGTAGATAGCATTAGCCTCCGCCTTCATTGCACTGATATCCTCGTCCGAAATCTCATATCCTCCTCCAGAGTGCGTCCAACCATTGTCGGAATCAGAGGTGTTGTTCACCTTGCTTGGGCCAAGACAAAACCACTTCAATGTATCGGCGTACGCTAAACTCAGCACGTCAGCGTCACAGTCACACATCAGCGACTCCGGCTGTATGCTTCGGGTAAGCATGATTCCCAACATGGTCTTCTTTGGCACCTCAAACTTCACCCTGTTGATAAGGTAGTCGTATGCAGTGTAAACTTCCATCTCTGATTCCATAACCATACAATCTAATTACGTTAATAGTTCCAAGACCGAAATTAATCAGTCTTGGTAATGTCCATAATGCAATGATCTGGGAAGTCGATGAGAGCTGGGCAAGCAGAGAACATGATGTCTGTGTGCCACTCCATGTACTTACCATTAGGAACCGTTGAGTTCATCAACAGACCGAGGCCATCGTTGGTTGTACCGAACAAGGTAGAAATTGCCTTGTTGCCAGCATACTCAATCAGCTTTTTGTCGAGGCTGTCTGTACGCTCGAACTCACAGGCATCACCGGCAGGACGGAGAACGACGATGTTGTCAGACCAACCCTGCTTGTACTCATCGGTTGTATGAGTAAGGTTGCGTTCCTTCTCGGTCACAATCTCGATAGGTGATACTCCCTCGAAGTCAACGAATGCCTTGATGAACTGCTCTTTGCTGATAGGCATTGTCTTGGTAGAGGCAATGTAGTTCAGCTGACGGTAATTGGTAACGAGCTCGCGGACCTCTGCGTTCTTCAAGAATACATTATAGAATGTATTGCGAGTCATCTGCCAGATCAAAGCACCATCGAAACCACCGCGGGTCTCACGATACTTAGCCTCCTTCTCCTTCATGTAGGTAAGGATGGTAGCAGTAGGGTCTGCCCACTTCTTTGCACCGCCATTGATGAAGTTATCGCCGTATTCGATAGGGTCGATAGCCCTGTGCAATGGGGTAGAGATACCACGGCCAATGCCTGAGTAGTCAATCTTACCGGTAGACATCAACTGAGCGGTCATAAAGTTCATTGTGGCATCAACAGAGTCAATACGGGTCTGAACCTCATCGCACCAGTCTGCCAAGATATCGGCATCGTTACCGAACTCCTCGAACTGCTTGATGCGTGCGTAACGCTCAACTGCGGTCTCAACGTAACCAGGAGTGATGAAGTCCGGAATAGAAGCGGTGTAAAACTTGTGTCCGTTCTTGTCCATCTGGTTAGAATCTCCGAGAGGAGCGCGGAGGTCAGCCATTGGAGCTGCCTTCAACTTGCGAGCCTTAACGTTGAATGTTGCCAAGCCATAGTTGTCGGTAGATGTCAGGAACGAAGCGTTGTGTCCCTGTGTCTTGTACCAACCGTAGTTAGTAAAGAAGATTTCCTTTTTATCAAGGAAACTCTGCAAATATGCCGTATTCTCCTGAGAACCGAAGAACTTGGCAAGTCGCGAATTATTAAAATCAAATTTTGCCATAATCCTGAATCAATCTTTAAGGTTAATAATTAGAGATGGAACCATCCGTTAACGCGACTCTTGTTGAGAGCCTTGATTGCAGGAGGGATTGGAGACATCCTGTCGATGTACATAACGGTGTCATCGTTAGCAAGGAATGGGGTAAGCATATAGCGAGCACCATCCTCAAAATCTTCACCTGGGGTGAACAGGAAGTCGTAGTCGCACTGAGCATAACCGTTAGGGTTGGTTACCATAGGCTTCTGCGACGCGCCGACAGCTGCTGCCTCAACGAGTACCGCATCCTTCGCTACAACACCGAGTGTTGCTGACAAAGTAAGCTTCCATACGTCTGCGCCAGCCTCGGTTGTCTTCTCAACACCCGTAACCGTAACTGCTATGCCTGTGCCATCGAGAGTGTCAGGAGCAACCATGATATTGTCTCCAATGAACGGAATGTGCTTGTAGCCATCACGTACAATAAGGAGAGTTGTGTCAGTAGCACCGGTCTTCTTTGCACACTGGTAAGACTTAAGAATCTTAACGGTCGCGCCTGCGTTGCCATAGATGCCAGGATCATACTCCAGGAAGTCACCGGCGTAAATCTTTGCAGGACCCTTGAAAGGGTTGAGCAACTTACCACCAATTGTTGGAGTACGGAAAGCATCCTTTGCGGCGCCAATCAACTTGACGAATACATAGCGGATACCGCCGATTTCGCCACGAGCCTGGATGAGGGAACGACCTGGCAAGAAGCCGCTACCATTCATCCTTTCACTGTAATAAGGAGAAACTGTTCCCATAATCAATAAATAAATTTGTTATCCTGAATACTAATTGTTATTCGTCCTTAGGCTTGTGTCGAGATCTGATAGCTGCAACATCATCGAACTCGTGTTCGTCTACGGTCCCGGTTCCTCCGGCTCCGCCACCTCCACTTCGAGGCTTGGTTTCTGGATTGATACCCGCTTCCTTGAGGTCAGCATTGTAAAGAACCTCTGCCTTACCGACAAGATCCTTGATGTCAACTTCACCATCTGGAATCTCAAGCTTATCCAAAGCTGTCTTAACGAAAAACGAATTCAAAGGAATGTTGGCTTTCTCAAACTTAGCCTTAAGACCTTCCTTAATGGAGTTAACCAACGCCTTCTTTGCGTCAGCTGCTTCCTTCTGCTCTCGCGCCTCACGCTCCTTCTTGACTTCACCGATGAGCTTCTTTGCCCACTCAGGCATATCCTCTTCGTTAGGAATATCGTTATTTTCAGGCTCTTCCTCCTCAGACTCAGATTCCTTTGCCTTCTGGCGTTCCCTTGCCTTCTTCTTGTATTCCTTAACTTGCTGAGAAACGTCAGAATGGAGATTGCCGTCCATGCGTTTCAAGCGATTTGTAACCTTGGTTACCAACTTGGCGTTTGCAGCTTCGTCTTCACCAAAATCTTCGAGTACGTCATCAAGTTCTTCATTGATGGTTTTCTCGCTAATTGTCAACTTGGTACTACCGAGCTCCTTGTTGACCAATGCTAAGAGTTCTTCTCTTGTCATGTTGTTTTTTGATTAAAAATGTTATTCTAAAAGTGGTTCTTCCACTCTAAAATGTATAAATATACCTTTTATTTTGCAAATATATGAATAAGTATGCAATTATCCAAGAAAAATTTATATTTTTGCAATATTAATTGTATTTTTATGCAGAAAGAAGTACTTTCAGGATTAAATTTGGATAATGGAGAGCCTATTTACACTCAAGAGTATATCCAATCGTTAAGAGACGCCGACAAGAAGCATCCCGACAAGCTGAAGATTATAGCTCAGCGTGGCGGTCAGGAACGCATGCTGTCTATTGATGCTGATATTAAGATAGTTGGAGGCTCTCGAGGTGGTCCGCTGGATGAAGACACAAGAGTACTGACTACTAAAGGATTCATTAAAATCAAGAATCTTAAATATGGTGACACCGTAATAGGACATGACGGTAAGGGACACAGGGTATTAGGCCGAATTGATTATCCGGATAGAGATTGCTACGAAATTGAACTATCTGACGGATCAAGTGTAGTATGCTCAGACGACCACATCTGGAATGTGTCCATCGACGGAGACAGTAGGTTTATGCCTCATCTTGCCTGCGAGATAGCCAGTTATATCAATGAAGGTTACCATATCGCTATTCCTTGCGTAAAGCCTGTGGAGTTTGATGAAAGGTTCGGATTAGCCTCTGTCGCTGAGAGAACGGAATCTTTAAGACGTATCATCGAAACATCGGGTAGGTTTTCTGGGAAATACTGGAAGAAGACTTTCAAGACAAGGAAGAAAGCATTCGATTTCAAGTATTTAGTTGATAGCCTTGGTTCTGTTTGCTACGTAAAGAGGAAGTCAAACAAGAAATGGGAAGTCCGATTCGATTGCAGAAAGAAGGAGCTAAAAAGAAGTATTGTTAGCTGCAAACCTGTAGGCAAGAGAAACTGCTGCTGTATTGCTGTTGAGAACCCGGACTCATTATTTGTAGTCGAAGACTTTATTGTCACCCACAATTCTAAATCCTTCTCATCCCTTATGGAAGTTCTGAAGGATATCAAAAATCCAGATTTTCATGCAACAATTCTTCGTAACGAAAAAGACGACTTGCAGTCTTTGATAACAGACTCTTACAAACTGTTCTCCCAATTCGGAACTTATAATAAGTCACAGAATGATATGACCTGGAACTTCGATAACGGAGGATGGCTCAAATTCTCATACTACGCAGGAGCCTATCAAGACTTCAAGACACGATTCCAGGGTCGCCAGTATGCCTATGTCTGCATCGATGAGGGTACTCAGTGCCCATACAAGAAGTTCAAGTATCTCTTGACCAACAACCGAAACGCAGCTCATATCCGAAATCGTTTCTGGATTACCTGTAACCCAGACCCGGAATCGTGGGTGAGAAAATTCATCGACTGGTGGGTTGACGAGGACGGATATATCATACCGGAGCGTGACGGTGTTATAAGATATTGTTTCATGGATGGTGACACGCCAGACTCTATATACTGGGGAAACACAAGAGAAGAGGTCTACGAGCAGTGCAAGGGCATTATCGATAGCCTTTGGAAGGATAGCTATGAGGAACTTGGTTATACAAAGCTCGAAATGTTCATCAAGTCGGCGACATTCATCCGCGCCGACGTATCAGAGAACATCAAGCTTATCTCTACCGATGTTTCATATCTCGCCAACCTTGCACAGCAGGATGAGGAACAGCGAATGCGAGACCTGGAAGCAAACTGGAACTGGAAAGCTGCCGGTGATGACATGATCAAGATGGAAGACCTTGAGGAAATCTACGACAACGCAGAACAAACAGGAGACGGAAAGCGCAGAGCATCTGCCGATATCGCATTCACTGGCGGCGATAACTTCGTAATGTGGCTTTGGGAAGGATGGCATTGTAAAGACTTGGTTGTGCTGAGGCTGGACCCTAAGACTCTTGTTTCGGTAGTTGAGGCTAAGCTGAGAGAGTGGGGCGTTGAGGAATGTAACTTCACTTACGATATGCAGGGAATAGGTCAGTACTTCAAGGGGTTCTTCAAGGATGCCGTTCCGTTCAACAACCAGGCGGCGCCTATTGCTCAAAACCACCAAGAAGAGGAAGGTATCAAATACCTCTACAAGGACTTGAAATCCCAGTGCGCATGGCTGTTCTATAAGATGATTAAGGATAGAAAAATATCCATTGAATCATCTCTTCTTGAAAGGAAATACTCAGGGAACGGATTCAGCAAAGTTCCTCTTAGGCAAATCTTACAGAAGGAGAGAAAAATGCTACGACGTGACGAGAACAGCGAAGGAAAGGGGTTCAAGCTATTACCTAAGAAGGTTGCCAAGAAGTATGTCGGACACTCTCCTGACTTCTTCGAGTCTTGGTTCTACGTAATGATATTCAGTTTAATAAAAAAGAAACATAAAAAGGTAAAAGGATTATGGAGAATTTAAATTTTAGAGAAATACTCGTAAAGAAACCATTCTACGAGCTTAAGCCTGACGGATATATGAGTCATGGCACTTTCTCCGACAAGGTTGGTGATAGGAGTATGCAGAACATGCCTTACGACCCTTGCGTATGGAGAGTAAAAACCCAGTCCGACTTCCTTCGTGAGTACTTCCCAAGCGGACATAGAATCTGGGACAAAAACGCTTATCCGGACATTATTAAGGAAAATCCAGAGTGGGACCCGAAAGATCCTACTACAGGAAACCGCTACTACATACAGCCAATCACAAGATGTGCATTTTCCTTCCAGCAGGTTGTCGCAACGAAGCACACCCTACACTTGACAGGAAATGACATTCAGTTTGAGCTTGCCGACAGCACAGAGGAACTTGATAAGGAAGAAGAATCCCAGAAAAATCTTAACATCTTTAAGAAGGGTTGGCTTATGCACAACATGGAGATTGCGTTCTTCGAGGCAGTAAGCTCATACATGATCGTTGCTGAAACCGCCGCAGTCGGCTATATCGACAAAGGAAAGTTTGGAGTTAAGGTTCTGTCATTCAAGAATGGAGACTACCTTTATCCGCATTATGACTCGATCACCGGCGAACTATCTGTATTTGCTCGCAAGTATTACGACTTGGATGAAGACGGAAACGCTCAGATTGAGTGGGTTGAGGTCTGGGACGATACCTATTATTATAGGTTTAGAAATGATGTCGGCAAAAAGAGTATAACAGAGAAAGCTGTGAATCTCATTAAGGGGTTGTTCGGAATGAACGGATATGCTCTTGTTGAAAAGAAAGAACATCACTTCAATTCAATACCGGTTGCATATATCCGAAATGATGAGGGACCTTGCTGGTCCAATGTTCAGAAGAACATCGAAGATTACGAGGAGGCATTCTCGTATCTTTGCGAGAACAACAAGGCGTACGCTTTCCCTGTATTCTACGTAAAGGGTGATGGTGATGAGATTACTATTTCAGGCGACGATATGACTGGAGCTGCCAAGGTTATCGCTATGAACAGCAAGGATAACGATGCCGGATTCCTCAATGGAACCGACGCGTCAGATGCTTTTGCGACCCAGCTTAACAAGTCGTATGACCTCATCTATGAGCTGTCATTCACAGTAAAGCCGCCTGAGTTGAAGTCCGGAGACCTCCCAGGTGTAGCCATCAAACTCCTCTATTCTCCTGCATTAGAGGTTGCTATGAATGATTCTCAGAAGTTGCAGCCATTCCTTGACAAACTTGTTGAAATTGCCAAGTTCGGAATCGGCCACGAAAACAATGCGACGGCTTCTATTGTTGGTCTCGATATCAATGCATGGATTGAGCCTTATACTCATCAGAATAAAACGGAACTTCTTACAAATCTTGCAACTGCCGTTCAGAATGGATTCCTCTCGAAGCAGACTGCATCGGAGCGTTGTCCTGACTTCCCAAAGAATGCCGAATGGGAGCGTATCTTACGAGAGAAGAAAGAGGAGGACCAGCAAGACCTTCTTATGGATATTCAGCGTGCGGATAATGAGACAGAGAATGCTATCGAGGAGGAGGAAGCTACAGCACGAATCAATAAACAGCAGGGTGGTAACGACATAAACACCGGCGGTGGCCGCAAGGCAGGGAGGCCAAATCGCAGTGGCAAGAAATGGGACAAAAATCACAACAATGACGTGGACGACAAGAATAATTGGAAGCACTACAACCAAACCCATTAATAGCCTATGGATGAATTAAAACGTTCTGTCGATTACAGCAGGAAACGCTTGCAGGCAATCCGAAACTGTGAGGGCCACATTGCAGATATTCTCTGGAAATCAACACGGAAGATAGTTACCGCAAGCAAGCGATACAGAGGTGCGGGCAGGCTCACAAACGAGTCAGCCTTGCTCTCTTACGCCAAGAATGTTACTGCTGAGGCAGAGGAGAGTATCAACAGCTACATCTCTGCCTACTCCAAGGCTTCGTGCAAGATTCTCGGGATTGACAGCGAAAATATAGAATCGTTTCTCGTCAGCGACATCTACGGAAAGACGACATCCGAAAGAAACGCCGTCTATCTCGGAAACTTTGCTGAAGATATTGTAAGGATGATCAAGGCAGGAACCTTGATGGGATATTCAGACCAGCAGCTACTATCTTCCATCCGAACAGGCTACAAGGACCCATACCACACATCAGTCATCACCAAGGCGAAGAGAAAGGATATCAACATCGATGTTCCTTCTTACGGAAAAGGATATTACAGAAATGCCTATCAGAATATCGTAAGAAACGCTTCTCAGGTGATTGCTTTGGCGTGGGGACAGGCAGAGCAGGAGTATGGGCAGGAGAATAAGGCTATCGGATTCTATGTCAAGAGAGGAAGCGACTTCCCGTGCTTGATTTGTCAAAACGAAGCCGATGCCGGACTCCATTCTTTCAAAGATCCATACCCACCATTCCATGTTTCGTGTCAATGTTTTACGGTATTTGCATTCAAGGATAATAAAAAGAAATAAGATTATGATTGAAGAAACAAAAGGATACACGTTATCCGTCGATATTTACAAAAAGGTAAAGGCTCTCAAAATGAAAGACCCTCGCTATTACATCTACGCCAGTCTCCGTGGCTCAGGAATGTCTATCCGTGACAGTTGGGCTGTTGCCTTTCAAGGGGAAGGGTTCAACTGGCCCAAAGATACATTAGAGCGAGAAATGAATAAACTTGAATCCCTGGAGTCTGTTCAGACAAGAATCGCAGAGGTGCAGGGTAAAAAGATTGAAAACGAGCATAGTGAGGACCTGTCTCCTGAACAGCTCGCAAAGGCTACGTCAAAGGAACAGATTCTCAAAGACCTCGTTATCGCCCGTTCGAAGCTCAAGAGTACATCTTGCAAAGAATGGGCTGACTACACAAAGATGATTGGAGACTTTGCTAAGATTAAGCAGGATGAGCTTCAGACGGAAGACACGACTTGCCATTTTTACCTCCCAATAAATTATCCAACCGGAAAGAATGACTGTTTGTTGTTTAAGAACGGACTCTGTAAGGGTGGCAAATAGTTAAATTCGTGTTAAAGCAACTTCGATATACCATAAATTCAACAAAACCAAGTACCTTTGCGGACAGATTATGTTCACAGATTCTTTCTGCTGTTCGTAATTCTAAAATTTTTTTGGTTAAAAAGGGGGTGATATCTTCTCAGATACCACCCCTTACTTTTATATAAATGAAGTAGAAGAAAATATACGATATATCACGAATATTTCTCTCCTGTGACAAGCTCAAGGGCTATCCTAAGCCGATCATCAAGAAAAGAGTCGTTAAATGTAGGAAGAAGGCCGTATGGAGGCAGTTTCTTTGTCTCTGCGGCCTCCAAAATGAATTGGAGTGCCTGTACCAGGGAATTGTGGTCCTCGACTATCTCAATCAATTTATCACTCATGCTGGCCTCCTTCCTTCTTAATCTGTTCTGCCATACCAAGGAGAGTGTCGGCGTGCTTGTCGCGATCAATAACCTCCTGGACGGCCTCATCACTTTCCTTACTGAGTTGTTCGTCACTCTTACCCTTGTCGGCAGCGGCGTTTCTTCTTGCAGCCTCACGAGCAATGTATTCTTCACGGAGCTTCAACTTGCCTGCTGTGTATTCCGCATCGCCAGGCAGCGATGTATCCGCAAACATAAGCTGGGCAAATGCCTCGATGATGTTTCCATTATCCTTGGAGAACTCGTAATGGTCTCCTACAGCCACAGGAACACATTCATCGAGTGCAGCGTACATGGATGTGCCGATAGAGTATTCAACACCCCATGTGCCGGCAATGTCTGCAATCTTGATGAAAGGCAACGAGCCTCTCTGTAAATGCTTCTTGATCTCAGCAGGGATATCCTCTCTGAGTGAAGCAACTTCTTTCTTAGACAAGCTCTTGCTGAACTTCAGTACAGTGAAGTGTCTTGTCTTGATAGTCTTTCCAAATGGTAATGCCATGATAACAATATTTTAAAGTTCAACTTTTATTTCCTTATACTCGAAATCGGTGCAAGCATCATCATCTTCCGAAACGTCTCTCCCGAAGCGTTCTTCTTTACACTCCCACACACCGTTGTCAAAGAAGAAGCAGTCCTTGCAAGTGTAATCAGTCTGTGCCATATCCCTTACGTTTTTGATATTCCATCAACGTCAAGATACAATAGTTAGCGCAGTCAAGAAGAGCATCTTCCAATGGCTCATTAGCGACTTGCGCTTCATTATCCTTCAACGTCTTGATACGATTCACTTTCTCTCGTATCTTTCCGTAGCCGTAGTTGATACCAAGCTCATCATACATCTCAGAAAAGGCATTTCCATAGTCGTGATTTTTACGCTTATAGGTATCGATCATCTTGTCGGTGATAGCTTTGAATGCTTCGCATTGCTCGCGAAGAATTTCTTTTTGCTTATTTGTCTCATCGGCCAACATTCCGTTAAAATAGTCAATATTTTTTGGGAATAACCCTAAAGAGATAGCCTTTAATTTTTCGAATTCCTCATCGCCCGTTAAGAACAACACTCCGTTCGCTTCGATTTCAGAAAGAGAAATCGTTATAATTTTTTCTATAGGCGAATCTATATAATAACAATCCGCATAAGATAGATTCTCTCTTATTTTTATAATATTGCGTATTTGAAATCTTCCTGTTGCACTTTTATCTTCCGGAATAAAATCTATACTATTCCCGTTTTTGTCAACTTTAGACAGCGGGTAATCAAAAACCATCCCAACAATAATATCTTCTTTCTTAATCATAAGCTATTTATTTTTTTATTAAACCCCAAAATAAAACCAAAGCACACCAGCAACTTTCATCTCTTCTTTAGAAAGTAATTCAAAACTATCAAGGTTATAGTCCTTACTGACACAAACCCTAATTCGAGGGGCAAATTGTTTTTGTTTTACAGCGATTGTGTATAATGATTCATTAGGGAAAACTGAATTTATATCCTCAACAACCGCGCACATGACCCTGCCATCTTTTCTGACTTCCGCATAACTTTCTATTTTCTGTTTTAGCTTTCCGTCGGAATTATTTAGAAAAAACTCTTTAGGAGCGAGAAAGATGTCCCCAAGTTTTAATTTCTCATTTTTATCCATAGGCTATTCCTCCTTATCTTTTAGTTCAACGAAATCTCCAATGCCCAAACGAGCCTTGTTGATGCAAGACGCAATCCAGCCTATCAAGTAAGCTGAAGACTCGCCTCCGTGCTTCATATCGATAGCATTCTCAATAGCATCACAGGCGTGAGAAGCCTCGTGGCAGCAGACGTTCATAGTCATATCCTTCAGGCATTTAAAGGAAACAAGAACACCATACGAGTCATCATCCTTCCTTGTCGCTGCATCATAAGTGGCACCGCAGTAATCCACATCTGAATAATCACACCCATCAAAGCAGGAGTCTATCACTTCGTTTAGGTCCCTACCAATATGAACCCACAGCTTCCTTGGATAAATACCGTTACTGTATTCGTAATATCCTTTCTTCTTCATATCTCAACTATTTCTGTTTTAAAATATTTCCACAAGCTAAGTTAGTTTTAAAAAGGAAATCTCTTGCAGGAATAACGATAGCTCCATCATCCCGAAAGCCTTCCGATTTACTTATCTGGGTATTGAATGGTCTCAGTATCGCATCCTGATCATTTATCTCTACCAAAAACGGCGTTGGAGTATCATCCAATGTCTTCCACCATATATTCTTAAATTCATGAAGAAAGCATCCGGAATCTACCGATATAACCTCGTCAATAAGAAAGAATAAAAGACCTTCCTCGATTATGTCACACATAGACCTGATTCTTTTTTTATATTTCCAAGAGTATCTACCTTTCATAAGCTCATTGTTTGTGTAACCTACCAATATGCCACTTTGAACAAACCTTGCACAAGTAAGGATGCCAACCAAGTGCCTTTAACCTCGGATTCTGATTCAGAAACTCCCAAGCATCATCCTCCGTCTCATAGGCAACCTTCGCCTTCCATGAATGAACCTTCCTGGTCCAATGCTCGTGGTTGGGCTTAAGCGGAGGAACTTTATTAGGATTGTGATGTCTTCTCATAAGCACTTGAATGAAACGCTGTTCAATGTCTTATTCGCTACAACCTCCTTTGTGCCGTACATTGTTCTCAGGCACTCCAGGACGTCATCACGAACGGAAGCCATGACCTCCTGCATAGAAGCGGTGGCGGGAACAATACTATCGTCAGACTTCTTCTTGACAATACGGGAGATAACCTCCTTGACATATTCCTTGTCTATCATATTCATATAGATATTTAATCATCGCCTTTGATAAAGCTCTCTGGTTCATCATTGTCCTCCTCGCCCTTACAAACCTCATTGATAAGGATATCCTGCTTCAGGTCCGCCTCCGTGACACCAAACATCTGATAGGCATTGCCCTCCTTCGTGCGCTTCTTGAAGAAACCGTACTTGGCCCACATATCCCTACCAAACTTGTTCATTGACGGAATATCCTTCTCGTCAACGTCGTTGATAGCGCAAAACCTGCGCATGCACTCATAAAGCATGGTGGAATTGAAGAGATTGGAAACTTCGCCTTTTGCTTGGGCATCACTCCTTATACCGTAAGCGCGTATCCAGGCGTATATGGGCTGAGAGCCGAGAAGAGACAGGAGAAGTTGTTTGGCACTTCCTTCGGCGGCAGGGAAACGGTACTTACGCTTCCTCAACTCCTGCGCACCCCGCATGACCCAGTTGAACACTCCGCTAAGCTCCCTTCTTATAATCTTACTCGAAAGCTCCGGGTCCTGGCGCTCCTTGGGTACGGTAACGTCAAAGCTTACATACTGCAAACGTCTGATAAAACCAAGCGACGCATCCTCTGGGAACGGAAGCTCATTGAGGTTAAAGATGAGGTACGGGATATTGTTGGCCTCAAGAACATTCCTGCCAAGCTCTCGCATGGGGACAGGCTCTCCGCTGACAAGCCTCTTGAACATGCCGGTGTTCTTCCTTCCGAACTTCCGCGGATCAGAGTCCGACGACCAGTTGAAGATGGCGTTCCTTATAGGATATCTGCCCCTCATTCCTTCATCACCCTCTGCTGTAAGGTCGGCATAATCCATCTTGCTTATCCTGTCCTTGCCAAAGAGGTTACAAGCTACATCGAAAATAACGCTCTTTCCGTTAGCTCCAGTACCTATAAGAAGCAGACACAGCTCTATCTTCGACGATTCCTTTCCCTCATACGGGTTGTAAGCCGTTCCGCGCTGTATCAAACCCAAGCCAAGGAACATCTGTAGTATCATCCTCGATGTCCTGTCAGGGAGCACCTCATGGATAAAGTTCATCCACCTGTCGCACTTGGCCTTCGGATTGAAGTCGTAAGGATGATAGTAGGTCACATGATAGTCAGGAGAAAACGGCATAACGGCAGGATTCTGCAAGCCTCTACCGAAATCCACAACACCATTGCTGAAAGCCACGATGTCAAAGGACGGATGAAGAATGTTGTAGCACTCTATGACGTCAATGAAAGACTTGTTCATTACAGTGCTGACACCAATCATAGGACTTATGGCGAGGTCAAGGAGCAACAGCTGGTAGGTCTGCTCCAGGACAATCCTTGGGACAGACTCGTATATCTTGCCATTGAAGATATAATAGCTGCCCTTGTAATACTTTACAGGAGCCTTCTTGGCAAGCTGACGCATAGACCTCACGAACTGAGACTTCAGGATATTGTAAGTATCCGAATTCACCCTGCCCCAAGAGGTAGAACGCAATGCGTCAAAACCAAACCCGCTTTGCCTCGTCAGGTCCAGTAGCTGCGTGTGTAAAGTGTCTATAGCTAAACCATTTTCCATCTGTGTATAATATTTTTTTTAGTTTCTGCGTTATTTTAACATGAAAGAACCCCTGTAAACAAAGGAACTTCGGTGGATTACGCACCACAAGTGGCCCTCACCTATATGCCCTATATAATAATAGGAATAATGCAAAAATAAGAAATAACTACATAATTATGCTAAAATACATTGTTTATACGGTATATTTATACATTATTAACATTCAAAAGGTGGAGGATAAATATACATTTTACACTTCCAATAACAAGGGTAAGACCATAAAGTAAATTATCCTGACAAGGCACAAACAAAGGTGTTTGAATAAATATGCAATACGGAAGAAAAGTAAACATTCTTGACAGACTGAGTTAAAAAAAAGAAAAAAAAAATTTTGTGTGAGGTGACTACGCCCCACGGCTGCACTCCTATAGGGGGGATGGGATACTTTGGTAAAATATCATTACATATGCATTTGGTTTACTCTATATAAACCAAACCAAATTTTCGCATTTTGTTCCACAAATGTTAATTTCTATTAATTCGCAATTAAGTCTTGTAGCTCCCTTATTCTCAACAACTTACCAACTTATAATTATACACCATTTGCATTTTTATTTATTCCGTGAAACAATGTACGTTTACAAATATCTTTACAAACCTATTGACTTCACCTATCTTTACAATGTATATTTATGCAAGGCTTTAACCTTTGAAAGATATTTTAACGCAAAAATAATTTATCTTTACATTTATAGTTAATTATTGTATAAAAATTGTGACAATTTGGCGGTTGTAACATATTGACATACAGGTAGTTAGGTTCTTTAACGTTTCGTTTGCATTTATGTTAATTCCGTTAGCATATTGTGCCACACGCAATTTGTAAGTATTTAATTTTCAGTAAGTTAGAAACGTGTCACCTTGTCACACCCGTATTTTTAAACACTATTTTGCGTATACTGACAACATTTGAAATTATTGCAAAATCTATAAGTAACTATTAATCAACCACTTACAAAATGTTAAACGTATTTTTATACTATTTTTCAACTGGGCACGTGGCACGGCTTTTGCAACTATATAGGTACAAGGGGACGCAAGACCGCACACAACGTGCAGCACGTCCACCACTATTTTTCACTTAAAGCAGTGGGCACCGCTCGTTTTGTGTGGGGTGCATCCAAAACAACATGACTAACAACAAGTCCAATGTATCTGCATACGTTGCAGAATGTAAGGAAAACGCTACAATTATAGCAAGTCTCGAGGTATTGAACGACTACAGAAAGACTTTGCTTTCAGAGTGCACAAACAAAGAAGTTGTTGCAGCACGTAAGGAGTTGGAAGCAGCACGCAGCAAGTACAACAAGTTAGCAACCGCTTACGTGTTGGGAGACGTAAACTATAGCAATTTGCAAACGGAGTGCGTACGTGCAGCCGTTAGCGAGTTTAGCCACACGCACAACGTGCCCCGGTTCTTCCAGTGGTTCAACGTTAACGGCAAAGACAAGCAAACAACCATTATAGATTCCGTGCAGCGTTTAGGCTCAAAACTCGCCTCTTTGCACACTTCCTTTGCGAGTGGTTCAAAGGTTGCACGCAAACAGAAAGCAAGTGAAGAAGACCTCACCGAACGTATTGCCCAACTGCAAGCCGAACTCGCAGCCTTGAGAGGCGAGAAGTAACAAGATAGGGCGAAAGCCCTATCTTTACACCCACTATCTCTTTGCCCACGGTGGACACAATAAAGCCACCGTGGGATATTATACACCAAATCCGGAGATTTGGCGCGGGCTGTCATGCCCTTATTTTTCCCACACTTTTTGGTAAACCTTGTCGTGGTGTGTGGGCTTAACTTTAGAGAGAGAATTTATTCTCCCTCAGGGGACTAATTGCCAAAAATTCAGAGAGCTATCCGGCAAACAAACCTGTAGCGATACAGGAAGGCGGGCGAGAAATCCCGTCGAGGATAGCGAGAGAGCACAGAGCCGACACGATACCGAATGAGATGAGGCACGTGGACCAGAGCGAGAGCCGTAGCTGTGCAGTTATCGAGAGAGATGACGGACGGAAAAAATCATAATTCATATTCTATCGTCTGGCACACGTGGACGAGTTCCTAAAGTGCTGCGCACATTCATTACAGGGCGCGGGTGGTACAAATCTGTAATCGTGAGTAGTTATCGTTTATCTCACGTGAGGTATATCCAAAAGGTCTACGATACGTAAGTAGTTGTACGTATAGCTATATCGCTACACAAGTAGCGGACGTGTGGGAATTATTCCCATGAAAACGTGCGGAGAACGCTGAGGGGTTATCCGCTGGTGTCTTTTTTGAGATGCCGACAAGTCCTCAGAGGGTGACGAAGCGGCACAATACGGTGTCGTGGGTGACAAGCGTGCACAATGAAAGTGTATCATCCTGGCAATGGCTGCGCATGGAGAGATCCGTGCGTGGCTCCTATTTATACGAACCATTTAAATTATTAGAATTATGAAAAAGATATTCACGCTTTATCAGACAAACAAGGTTAATATTCTTGGTGGTTACATGACATACCACACATTATCAGAGGCTTTTGATGCTCTTAATCCTAAGTGTGGCGTAAACACTATCACCGCCGTTACTATGGTAAACGCGGAGTGGTGGAACGGCAAACGCACCGGTTATTTGTGTGAGGTTTTGTCTAAGGGTGTAATTTACAGAGCCTAAAATCTCCCTACGCTTGTAGGGAACAATAACCATAAAATTTTAGAGTTATGAGTACAATGAGAATAAAGTGCCTTTCCATGCGAGAGGTCGAGAGTGTCATTGCGGATGCTCAGGAGATTTTGAGTCATGTTGAATTCGGGTCGCTGAAGAATGGTGTGCTTACATTATTCTGTGTGGCTTGAGCCTAAAAATCCGTAGCCAGTACGATAATTGTCGTGCGTGTGCTACGGAACAATCACTAACAAATTTTAGAATTATGACAGCAAGACAGATTATTTATTCAAGTACGATAATTCTGCTTGGATTTTTTCAGGCGCTTCCTGCGCTGTTGTGTTTGGCAAGTACGAATATTCCTGTAATTCTGCTTGGAATTATTTGGGGTGTTCTGCTTGGTAAGTTCTGGAGCAGTACGATAATTGGCAAGTGGTATTTCCGCGAGCTTTGGCGTGCTACACTCCGCTTGGAAAATCTCATGTTCCCTGAGGTGTGAGAGAGTTGGCAAGTACGAAAATTCTGCTTGGAAACATTTAGCTAAATTCTGCTTGGAGAAATCCAGGCAGTACGATAAATATAACCAGTTAAACAAAAGAATTATGAAAGCAATTAGTAAGACACAGGTCATTGACCTGATGAACAACATCAACAGAGATGGAGTAGATAATACGCAGTACAGCATAGACATATTTGTGTCTTCTCATAAACCTGAGAAGTGGTACGACTGCGAGGATTCTGGCTGTGAAAATTTGCAGCCTGGAGCATATTGTGCTCTGTGGGTGGATGATACGGATTGTAGCAACATGCCATCCGTAGGTAAGTGGATAGACAAATATCTTGAGCCAGACAACATGCAGTTATTGTCTGTAAATGACTCCGACATGTGGATAGTGCTTATCTGCTTGGAGTTATTGTAGCCAAAAATGTGCTCAGGCATTTACCTGGGCATACTATGTAAAACCAATTTAATTTAGAATTATGCAAGACAGGAAATCACAGAAGAATTTTGAGCGTGCCCTTATGCACGAGATGGAAAAGATTAAGATTGCAGCACGTCAGTGGTACAGCAACAACGCAAAGGGCTACAGGGATTATCGTAGCCGTGAGTCTATCTCAAAGAGTTTCAACGAGATAGCCATTTTGTGTATGAGCTAAAATTGTGCGTGGCGGTTGTCACGCATACTACAAACCAAAAAATGTTAGAATTATGAAACAGAAGAGAAGACTGACGGGGTATGTACTCGTTGATCCGTTCGATGGTGCTATCCTGTGCCAGTATCCTGTAGGATTGGGATTTGACGGAGATTGTGTTTCTGCGAAGATTGAGGCTATCCATGATGCAGAAGAGAGAAAAATAAAAGGTTGTCCCATGGAGGTTTACGGCTGTATCAACAACACGTATTCGGACGGAACAAGAATTTATCCGCGTAATTAGCCAGAACTGGGCAGTACGATAATTGCGCTGCCTGCTATTAACCAAAACATATTAGAATTATGGAAACAGTAAGAGTAACTGACAGACACGGAATAGAGCGAGAGTGGGATATAGTCACAGAGAGATGTGTAGGATGCTGCTTTCACGGATTGATGGATAGCAAGATTCATTGCTGCCCTCATAATATTGCGTGCGGTGACAAGTAGTCAAAACTGCGGGGCACGTCCTGTGTCCTGCTTCTATTATCAACCAAAAATTTTAGAATTATGACACAAGCAGATGTTAATTTTCTACAGGCACTTGTAGAGTCTCACGAGCAAGTTATTGCAGCAGACTGCAAGAGACGTAAATTAAGCAGAGAAGTTTATAACAGGCGTGTATCTCAGAGCGAGAAGAGAGCGAATAAGATACTTCGTGAGATGATGTGTCGCTAAACAGGGTAGAGCTATTGTTCTACCTACATAATAACCAATTAACGAAAGAATTATGGAATATTTAAAGACACAAGAGTATCATACACGTATTGATGTGTATTTTGATGGAGAAAAGTATGTATTCATCAACGCATTCCACGGATGTGTGGCAGTTGCGAAAAGAGAAGGACTCGTTGAGTTCACTAATGACGGATACAAGGCTCACGTCAAGTTCAAGGTCGAGAAAACGAGATGCACCATCAGTAAGAGAACTATAGATGGCGCAATCAGTAAGATGGAGAACAGATACATGAGCACTATCGTTGAGTATGAATGGGAGGAGGTTGACAGAGATGACTTGCCTTATGCCGTGAGCGTAAAAGTAGAGGAGCGTTAAGCCAAAAATCCTGCGTGGAGACACGTAGGAGCAATTATTAACTAAATATTCAAAGGATATGGAAAGTATTGAAGCTATGCTGTGGGATTTCATTGTTGACAACAATATCGCCACAGAGGACGAGGTTAGACTTGTCACGGATATTAATGGATTGAGCGAGAACACGATGACAGACATTATTTCTGCCAAGACAGGGCTACGCAGTTACGAGCAGTGTACAGAAGAAGGCTACTCCGGCACAGATGAGCTTGACAGCTATTATTGTCTTGACGAAGAAGACAATGAAGATGAGTAGTATTTGCCTAAAAAAGGTGCGCCCATACGTGAGTGTGCCTTCTATTGTTTAACCAAGATAAATTATTTGAATTATGGCAAGAAAAGGCAAGACACTGGAGCAGCAGTGTAAATATTACAACTGCGATGATTTCGTTCGTGATGTAATGTTGTATCATTACATCTGCGGAAACAAGAAAGGTATGGTAGAGGACTACAAGGAACTCAACATGAAGGCAAGACAGATTGCTGTTCAGCAGATTTTTGAGTCCGGCCACCACCCGTCTGTTCTACAGGATATCATTACACATCTTATGTTCGGTTAGCCAACCAATCCTCACTCCCACGGGTGGGGATTTCTATTAACCAAAAAGATTGAAATATGAAGAAAATTGAGATTACGAGAGCTGGCATGGGCGAAAAGTGCCCAAACCCGAAGTTCAGCAAATTACTGGCAAAAGGCTACATAATGTGCCATCGCTGCCAGTATTGCGCTGAAATTATCAGTGAGACAGAAATAATGTGTAACTATAATTAATCTATAATTATGAGTGAATTAGAGAAAATCCTGAATGACGATTTACTAAAATGTGAAATCGTAGAGTCTGTAGAGAATGCAACAAGACGTGTGGATCTTATCAAGTGGACGCACGACGGTTTATTTTCCGTTGCCGACTTGCGCAAGGACACCGGAAAGCTTGAAATATCAGAAGTTCCAGAGACGAACGAGCTTGAAGCGTACAAGTATTTCTACAAAACCTATTGGAGTTTTGTTGTTTCTGCCTAAAACTCCCCACGATAATGTGGGGAACAATTATGAACCAATAAAATCAGAATTATGAGCTACGAATTTGCAAAGAAGGAAATCGGTGATTACAGAATCACCATTTACCAGGATGAGGATGCCGAAAGCCCTTGTACCGACTGGGATTTGGCAGGTGTATATCTTTGGGAGTATACCAGTTGTGGCAGTGGAAGATTAAGTGACGGCTGCAACTGGGATGAAATATACGACAGAAAATACGACACTAACAACCATAGTTTGCAGGATGCTCTTCGTGAGCTTGTATACAAGTACGTTCCACAGAATCGTCTTGTAAAATATCTGAAGAGCAACAAGCATCGCTCTGCCAAATTATCGTATGACAGAAGCTCTCATGTTTGGGAACTTGATTATTACGACAGCAGAGAGGCATACAAGACTTCGGTAGAGTTTACTCCTGACGAAATCAAGAACTATGACATGAGAGCAGAGATGATCGAGCCTATGAACAACGAGGACTTGATATGGCTGCTTGATGACATAGCTTACGAAATCGTGATATACGAGTGGTCTTCTACGGGATACTGCCAGGGAGACTACGTAGAAGGCATTGCCTATTGCGACAAGGAGCGCTTCAAAAAGATGGTAGATACAAATACCAAGAACTGGAGAAAGCGAGCCTTGGACTTATTCGAGGTAGAGGTCAATGATATCGGTCTATGGATGTGGGGAGATGTCAAGGGATACGTCCTTGAAAAGAAACGTCCGTACACTAAATTGTACGACGACGGAGACACTTCTGACTCCTATGACTGGGAGCAGATTGATTCATGCTGGGGAGAGTACTACGAAGATGCTGATGACCTTATCGAAGAGGTTATCAAAGAGCACGGCTTACAGCCAAAAGATGCAGCCTAAACAAGGGGAGCTTGCATGCTCCTCTTCTATCAACCAAATTACAAAGAATTATGAAAGCAAGACTTTATCATGACACAAGGAAGAAATCTCGTGATTGTGTGGATGCGTGGAGTATATATTTCCCGTACCCAAAGCGCATGAGAGAGCAGAAACAGACGTATGGCACATTTCTCGGATGTACGCCTACAGAAGACGGAATGATACGTTGTACGTGGGATTTTGATGAGTTTGGAATGCGTTCTTACCTCGGAAAGAGGGTAGATATATCGACTACACCAGTTGCCTTTCAGAAAATATTTTATCATCTTGAAAAGCTATGGAACGATGTTATTACTCTCCATACAGAAGAAGCGGAGGAAGCCTGGCTTAATGCCTAAAACGGAGGGAGCAATCCCTCTTACTATTAACCAATAAATTATTAAGAATATGGCATTACAATGGAATTGGAAAGACAAGATGGGTAAACTCACCATCAGACGCAAGATGAAGAAGTATTACATCAACATTTACTCCGGAAATGCTCTTGCTGTGTTCATACATGAATTCAAAGACAGCGACGGAAAGGAAAAGTATGTATTATACGACTTTTTCGCTGACAAGAAACACATCAAGAATATTATCAGTAGCCACAAGGACCTGATAAGCGACGATGTTGTCAAGATTGAGTTGAATCTCTGGTACAAATCAGCAAGAGATCTCCTTCCGTATCTCGTCAAGAACGGGTACAAGGTTGAGTGTTATTACAAAGAAACTAAATCCGAATAATTATGAAGAGATATTATGTATCAGTCACAGAGACTTTAAACAGGGCAGTCAGCGTTGATGCTGAGAGTGAGAAAGAGGCTGTACAGAAGGTGCAGGATGCTTATAACAATAGTGAAATCATTCTCGATAGCGACGATTTCTGCGGAGAAACAATAGAGGCAGAAGATGATCAGGGATTCTACACCGATTACGAGAAAGAGTACGGCGAGACTTATCAGCACATCGACTAAGCCAAACGGGGAGAGTAATCTCCCTGCCAATAACCAAAACATTATAGATATGAAGAAAATCGAGGTAGGAATGAGAGTGTACTGTGATATACATTCTCAGTCAGAGGAGCACATCGTTACTCACGTTTCAGAGGAAAGAGGATTCGCTGGAATTGATAACGAATACTGGTGGCCCATAGACCAGTGCTTCCCTTGCGATGAAGTAACATTGCCTAAAAAGCGCAGCTAAGGACTGCGCACAATAACCAAAACAAGAAGAATTATGAATGAAGACAAAATCCTAAGTATGTTCTTTGAGCCGGAGCGGTGGCAGAATGCTATCAGCAAAGGCATTAACAAGGACATGAACAAAGCAACCCTGTATCAACTCACAACACCAGAGGCTCGTCTTATTATGTATGAGAGGATTAAAAGCGGTAATTACAAGATAATGCCGCCACATACAGCCAAAATTCCAAAAGACAACGGAGATTTCCGCACTGTCTATGTGAATGAGCCTGTAGACAGAATCCTTTTGAGCATAGCAAACGACCTCTTGTTCGAGCTGATGCCAGAGATGGTGCATCCACGCTGTACGTCGTATCAGAAAGGTATCGGCTGCGGTCGTGTGGTGCAAGATGTGTCTCGGATAATATACTCAGCAGAGGGAAAAGTCATCGGATGGAAAGGTGACTTCTCCAAATACTTCGACAGCGTACCTATTCGGTTCATCGACTGGGCGTTTGACAAGGTAGAGGAAAAGTGCGGAAAATCTGCGCTGATAGATGTCATTCGTGAATACTATCACACAGACTTATATTTCGATGAGGACAACAACCTCTGCGAGAAGTACCAGTCCCTCAAGCAGGGATGCTCTGTTGCGGCATGGTTGGCTGACGTCATCCTCTATCATCTTGACGACAAGCTGTCTAAGCTTAACGGATATTACGTCCGCTATTCCGACGATACGCTGTTTGTCGGTGAAGACTATGAGAAAGCCATGGATATTATGAAGAGCGAGCTGGAGATAATGCAGATGACGCTCAACCCGAAGAAGGTTGAGTATCTTGACGCTAATCACTGGTTCAAGTTCCTCGGATATTCCATCAAGGGTCACAATATTTCCCTGTCGTCTACTCGCATCAAGATCTTCCAAAAGGAGATTGAGAAGAGGACGATCAAGAAGCGTGACACCACGATGACGAAAGCCATCAATGCCGTAAACAGGTATCTCTACAAGGGATACTGCGATTATTCCTGGGCTACTCAGGTTCTTCCGGTCATAAACGTGAAAGAGGACATCAACAAGCTCAACACCTTCGTCATGGACTGCATCCGTGCGGTCAAAACGGGCAAGAGCAAAGTTGGTGGTCTTGGATACGTGAAGACTCAGGCTGTAGGTTGTATAGACCGAGGTCGTGGCAGGAACGTGAAAGCCAATAGGAGTAAGACAGAGAGCGAAATCAAGGGATATCTATCGATAGGTTGTGCGCAAAACGCAATGCTTACAAGCAGGGCAGCGTACAACACATTGGTGAATACTCTGTAGATGTAGCACCAAGCGCAAAGGTTTTGCCGGAATGAAGAGTGATTTAACCATCCGGTCTCGAATGATGTGGACATATCTCTGATTAGAGATGGTCCAACATCCTCTCCACCAGGATGCTATCAAACTGATAAAGCTATGCGCAGTATCTTCTGACCGACAGACTCTGTAACCGAGCACACGGACGTGGGAGAAGGACGGATTATTTATGTCACGCCTCTATGATTATCTTCAGTATGGGCCTCTTTCGCTCAAGTGATACTTGAGACCAAAGGGACCATACTGAAGATACACAAGGCGTGCCTAATCGCAGAAGTACAGAAATGTGCCAGTCCGTATGACTCCCACAGGTGGTGCACACCACCACTCCCTGATGAATGGCAGAAGTTTATGCAACAGGTCTCTTAACCAGAGTTCTGGATCCTGGTAACCGTCATAACTATGAGCGGTTACCAGGATCCTGAATTCTGGCGAATCCTGTGTCAAATCAGAATCATAAAGTGTTGTGCCGAGCCATCGGTCAGGGAATTACCCGAGTACGAGGGTTGTCTTCGGTTGGGGAATAAGTTTAAGCGAAGTCTTAATCCATCACGCGTTTCCTGCCAATATCAAGCCGTCAACGCGTATCATCAAGACTTCTTTATCAGAACATTACATTGCCGTACAAAATTCCCATGTCGAAGACAACGTTATTGCCAAACGAGGTACACAAGGAGGCGGTACGATTTAATACCACGTGATAAAAGCAGATCACTGACACTGGGTTATACCCAGGTAAGTGATCTCCTCTCTCACGGGGTTATATCAAAATCATACAGCTATGGCAACGAGCCTTTAAGTGTACCTACAAACTACCAAAAGTGAATTGCATCACGACTTATCAAGAGTATGAGGTTTACACACCCGCGTTCAATTTGATTCTGGCGCCGCACAATATTGCGGCGCCTGCATCATTATGACGCTGGTATCATCATAAAACTATATTCATGCAACATAATACATGAGATAAGTCATTCGCATTGCAGCGGTGTCCGACAAGGTTTGACAATTCATCCTACATCCCTTCGTCGAGAACTCGCAGAGGTGGAGCTTACGCTCCATGAGGGCGACTTCTTGCGAAGTTATGTAGCTAATCGAATGCTTAAAGTCATGCAGCATATCAAATTGAGTCGGAATAGGTTATTGTGAGCCGAATTGTACGCAAGAAGGAAAGATTTAGACAAACAGTCCGTATCTTCCTGAGTCTGTCCAGTTATTACCTGGACGACTCAGGATTCACTCGACTGTTTACATCGAGCGAATACAGCAACACAACAAATCCTTTGAGCGTACTGCTATTAACCAATATTTTAGAATTATGATATACGAACTAATTATCAACGAGGTTAGGGACGGTGCAAAGTTCACCGTCAACTTTCAGAAGAGAACTTGTAGAGTGAATGGTAAGATTATCGTGAATGATATGCAGTATAATGGCTGGCTTGGCACATATCCTTCTACGGAGGAAGAAATAATGAGCAAGATAGAGCAGCTATATCAGGAATACAAGCATTCTGTGCCGTCAGAGCGTTCTGAATCACATCGACACTACTACTTCAAGGCTTTGTCTGAGAAAGAGCTCTCAGACGAAGATATGATGTACGGAGAGCGACGTGAGGTGGCGAGATGCAGACTGGAGGTGTATGTCCTGTTCTGCATAATTCTTGGACGCCTCACATGGAATCCTTCATGGGGAACGTGGTTCTGGCGTTCTAAAGACGACAACGACCTGATCATTCTCAGAGACTGGATTGAGCCAAACAAGGGTGGGGCGTAAGCCTCATCCACAAGATTTAATTAACATTTTAATAACCATTAACAAAATTAGAATTATGAAACAGATTGTAACAATCACTGGTGAGAACTTGAACATCGTAACTAACAACGTAGAGGCCACAGAAGCTACTGGCAAGAAGACCAAGGCGCAGATGCGAATGGAAGCATTGAAGAGTGCCGGCGTTGATGTAAGTAACTACTACACTCTTGGTGCTGACAAGCTTGTCAGAATCGAGAAAGGCGAGGCTATACCTGTTGATCTTGACGATGTTGTCGTTGATGCTGTTGGCAAGAAGATTATCGAGGGTGGATACGTGAACAACTGGAAGCTTTTCCGTCGCTGGGTAACCGCTCAGATTTTCGGTATGCTCCGTGACATGAAGTCAGACAAGATGTCTTTCAACGAGCTTTTACAGCGCAAGGGCTACGAGTATCAGTGGCGTATGCTGGAAAACGAGTTTTACGCTCAGGCCAAGATGCAGGAGCACGGCGACACAGAGAACCTTTCGAAGCGAGAGATTTTCTTCAACGAATGCACATTCTCAGGTATGGTGGACGACTATATTGAGAAACTTAAGGCGTACGTTAACGATAATCTTATCTTCCGCAAGGACAAGAACGGAGTCAACACCAAGGAGTACAAACACAAGTGCAAGGGTGTTCCTTATGTTCGTCTGAACAACAAGAACATCTTTGTTGCAGACTTGATGAAAAAAGTGTATGTTCCTCTGTACAAAATTGCTCGCGACGGATTTGACACAATGAACAGACGAGAACTCTACAACCTCGTTAAGAAGTTCAACAAGATTCGCAAGCACCTCGCATGGGAAACCAAGCAGTCCGACACGTTCATCAGCGCCTACAAGGGTGCGGGTTCTTACTTCGCAATGCGTAACCTCATTATGTTCAGCGAGGCTCGCTTTACAGGCAAGTCCGAAGCGGCATCTCTCCGCAAGATAGATACCGATGCTGCCAAGTATGGCGCAGATGAAGAAGGATGGAGAATGCTTGGTGTGCTCAAGCAGCTCATCGCAGAGTCCAACATCTCTATCGACGGAAAGCTGTGCGTTTGGGCAGAGGAGTCCGCTTTCAGAAAGGCGGTCAACAAGGCCTGCAAGGAGTCTAAGTAACAACACCTAAGGTCTGTCACCTTCGCGCGTCGGTCTGACACTACGATTTACAAGAGCTTCTTGCATCGTCTTCAGAGTCCGGCAGAATCAGCCGGCATCTGAAGACGAGCATAAAGCTCTCCGGATCACGAAGCTAAAGCAAGACACCACGTCAGAGGATGCGCGAGTTTAAAGCCAAAAAGGTCGGCTTTTCTGCAAAGGATAGCCGACTGCAATTCATTAACCATTAAACTTTTAGAATTATGAGTAAGTATTTTGTTGGTATCAGCGAGACAACGAAGGGTTGGGTAGAAATAGAGGCGGACAACGTAGAACAAGCCAATGCTAAAGCTTATGAGGCATGGAGTAACGGAGAGGCTTTTATGGACGAGAAGAACTCTGAATGTTCCGTTGAGTGTACATATCTGAAAAGCCTGTAAACGGTTCTCTGTGCCCGACAAGCACAGAAACCACAATTATTAACCAAAAAACTATAAAGATATGAATACAGTTAAAGATGGATATGATGTTATCAAAAGCCTGCGTCCTGCGCCTATCGACCAGACGAACGTCATGGAAGACAGTCTACTTGACTTGCTGTTCGATGGCAGCAGATACATACAGGAGGGCCACAAGGCTGTTGGCTTTATCAACAACCTTCCTTCTATCGTTTCTGTTTACGACAACTGCCTTGCTGTATCACTCATCCCGAACAACTCTCCCGAAGAGGAGGTTGACGAATGGGCTGTCCGTGTTGTAAACTCTTTCTCTACCCAGCGCTTAGACGAAGTGAGAAAGTTCGAGTATGTGAGCCTGTTCAATTTCCACGAGGGACTTGTCTGTACCTATATGGTTACGCGAGGTGTTGTTGAGTTGCAGTTTCATTTCACAGACTAAGCCAAAAGCCTCGTCACAAGGTTGATGAGGTGCATTATTAACCAAAAAACAAAAAAAGAATTATGAAAGAAATCAACGTAAATCCGAGAAGATACGTAAAGGCTATCATTGAAGGAAATGATATCGTCGAGAAATCAATTCTCGATGTAATCTTTGATAAGCCGTATATCAGTAACAAATTCCATCTTGGTTTTGTCGAAGATGTACCTACAATGATAGAAATCAACGGAAACTACATGTACATCAGAAAGCTGCATTGTTACGACCCTGTTGAATGGGGAAGGGAGATTGTCAAACGATTGACTGGGTATGCAGAAAACAACATAAATATTGGTCATACAAAGCAGTATCTCGAAGAAACTATGGCAAATCCTTTAATCTACACGCTCTTCCTTGGTAACGATTTTTTAACTGTAAAACTGAACTATAATGTAGAAGTAGATACAGACTAAGCCAAAACCTGGCTGTGAGTTATACAACTCCAGCCTTCCATTGTCTAACCATTTAAATATTTTGAATTATGACAACAGTAAGAAAAGCAACAAAAATCCTGAAAGCTTCCGATATCATGAAGAAGAAGGGTATCGTCCAGAAGCAGATGGACATGAGTAAGTTCAATGAGGTCGTGGAGGATTTCTTTATGACCCACGAACCAAAGGAAACAATTCTCCTCACTCCGAAAAGATTTATCGAGATGGACAACCCTCCCGAGGGAGATTTCATCGACTATCTCGACGTGAGCGTGTGGGAGAAGAAATGCGATGACCCAGACGATCCGTTTGACTTTATAGACTATCAGTGCATGAAAAAGAACGGAACGCTACGTCCGATGCTTATTGTCAACGAGCCGTTCATCGGCAATGCTGCCGGGTGGCTGAGAGATTTTTGTGGATTCTCTGTCAAGAGCAGAACACGAAAAAAGAAAAAGGAATACATCGTGTCTCTGCCGGTGTAAAAGCCAAACAAGGCGTGGAACATTATTGTTTCACGCTCCTATTATTAACCAATAAAACTTAAAGATATGAATGATTTTTTGAAATTAGCAGAGGATTTAGACTGGAGCTATAACGTTAGCGATACACCTAACGAAAGAGGTGAGGTTTGCGTCGAGTTAGAGAAGTATTCCCCACAAGACCAGGATTTTATCGCCACTATTTGGTTTGAGAACGAAAATGAACAGGATTTTATAGATAAACTCCGTAATTATTGGGAAGACTACGATCCAGACGAGGAAGCTGTTGCTTGGGTTGGAAATGACGGACATGGCAAAAACGGTGCTCCTTATAGTCTTAGAGATGTTCTTAATGACATGGAAGACTGCAAGAGCATGCTCCGTGAGCTGTATATTGCATTTTACAACAAGGCTTACCCAGACAATAAAATAGGGGAATACGACAAATGCCTTACACTTGATGACAAGGAGTACAATATGACCGATGACGAACGGAGTGCGGTCTACGGCATTCTCTCATCAATCGACAATGTTCGTACATTCGCATCCAGTCTTCCATGTCGTTGTGGCTACGATTACCTTCGTATGGAAATCGAAGAGACGGCAGACCGGTTCAAAGAGCAAGTTCGCAATAAACTTGAACAGAGCTTCCTTAACAGATAAGTCAAACAAAACATTAAGAATTATGGATAAGAAAGAATTGAAAGACAAGATTTACAGTATGCGCAGTTATGACCTAATTGAGCTTGCGTGTACCATCAGGGAAATCATGAAAGAATACGGTGTCTTTAATATAAAACTCAAACAGCCGGTTCTTTGCTACAGAGAACTCTATGAGGCAACCTCGATTGCTATAAGCGATACTTATACCGCTATACCAGTCATTACTCTAACCTTGAGAACCTGCAATAGAGTTAAGAAAGAAGTTCTTGCAGCAGACTACCCCTGGATGGATTTTGAATCACTCGCAAGAATAGTCTCAGAGCTTAACGATGAGCTTGAAGGTTAAATTAGCGTTAAAAACGGCAAAGGTTTGGTTTATACTGAAAAATATCAATAACTTTGCTGTCAATCTAACCAAAATATTTTAGAATTATGAAAGAGATTCATTTAAAAACAAGAGACTGGGAGAGGCTTCTCACCTACGAACAGCAGCAGAAGTACAAGTATGCGATAAAACAGGGGTGGTTCTCAGACTATCACGGTTCTTCGTGGCGGCATGATACCTTTTATGGCGCATATATCTGGAAACACCCTAAGTATATTAATGTTGTACGCACATTTTCCGATCTTGTTGGGCACAAGCCACTGTGGTCCGACGTAACTGACGACAATCTTCGTGACTTGACCGAAAAAATACAGGAACTTTACGCGCCTAACTCTTCAAGAACGATATGCGCTACAATAAAAGCTGTCATAAGGGAGAACGACGAGAAGGGCATACGGAGCAGCAAGTTCGACTCAATACTTAGGGTTAAACGGGTTCCCGTTCAGGCTGTATATCTTGATGATAACGAGATACAGAGCCTTATCGACTATATCCCTCACGGATCTGTTGAGCGGTACGTTAAGCGAATGTTCATTCTTGAGTGCTTGTGCGGTGCCCGCCTGAGCGATTGCCACAACATCACGCCCGAGAATATTGATGACACAGGGAAATATATCGTCTATGTCGCTCAGAAAACAAAAGCGGAGGTGAGAGTTCCTCTTCACAAGAAGCTACGGCCATTCCTTGTATGTGGAACAGCAGACGAGCCTGTTGGCGGAGTTGTTGACGTTTACTTCAACAAGGTTCTGCGAGAAATATGTAGCAACTGCGGAATCGATACTCGTGTCAAGGTATTCAAATGCGGTAAGTATGAATCTGGACCAAAGTTCAAGTTCGTGTCTTCGCATACGGGCAGGCGCTCGTTTGCTACTAACTTATCAAAGAAGGGCGTACCGGTCGAGCAGATTGCAATCATGATGGGGCACGCCAACGGAGGTAAGCCAAACATCGAAATGACGCAGCGTTACATTGTGGGAAAGACCAATATCGACACAAGAACCTTGCGCGTTTTCGGTATCTATGACGATGATTACAATAGCGTCGGCGATGAATGCTAAACAGAGAGGAGGGTAGAACCTCCCTCGCTATTAACTAAAACTTTACAAATATGGATTACGGAGAAGAATACAAAGAGAAGTTGGCCAATTTGCGTGGCTGGAATCTTTTAAAAGAAGCAAACAAAATGAGGAAAAAGCTTTTGGCCTTTTCTGAGTTCGGTGATGTTGACGAAGCATTCAGAAGTGTCAAGGAAAACATAGAGCTAAAGAATGCTATCGAATCAAAGAACAGAAAGATCGGCATTGCAAGAAGTTTAATAATGGACGAGCTCGAAAAGAGGGGTATTGATACAGGAGGTAAGTATCTCACAATGCTTACAGCCCTGAAAATCCTTCTTGGCATCGAGCAGTTCAGAGATAATAACCACAAATAATTTAAGAATTATGTTAGAAGGAGTAGAAAAGGAAACGCTCGAAAAGTGGGCCAAGGAGTGCAATGAGAAGTATCATAAACTTTTCATACAAACTCTTCAAAAGCCTATGTTAGGCAAGATTGGAACGAACGAACAGATGATCAAAGAGCTGAAAGACCTAAATATGAGCTACTTTGAGGAAATGAGCGACTACACAGATGGGTTTATCGATGACCTTGATGGCGGTTTCATCGAACTCTTCGAGAAAGCAGAGGAGAATGGAATAAACGTCATACAGGAAGCGAAAGAGTGTCTTTTTACCCTTAAAGACGTAGACGACATGCTTAATGCTAAACATTGGGTCAACGAAGATGGCCATATATGCGACGAAGAAGGCAATAGACTTTCCGAAGACAGAGAGCATCGAGTATTCGAGGTTATCAAGGGAGGCAAGTGTGACGATTAGCTAAAACCGGGGAGCAGAAATACTCCCTGCAATTATTAACCAAGCCCTACGCAGCACGGTCAAGCGAGAATTTTATGAAAGAATTTAAAGTTTATTGGAACAATACTGTAGAGATAAATCTCGTAGCAGATTTTGATACCCTGGATGAAGCAAAACAATATTGCACCGAAAATACAAAAGGGTATGATAAGGTATGCGACAATGACAACTGTTGGGAAGGTCGCAGTAATAACTTCCACTACGAAGTTTACGATGGCGACAAAGAGATACTGGATGAAGATGGCGATGTTGTAGATTTCAACGAACCAGTTTACGAGACACCTCAGTATTATTGCGATTAATAAACTTTCTAAGCCCTACGCAGCACGGTTAAGCGAAGAAATTATGAAGATTAAGACATCAAAGTACAACGAAGTAAGATTATCTGATGTTGCTCAATACATCAAAGTTCCTGCACAGATAGTAAAGCCATCTACTCCAAATGGAGTATTGATTGGTGATGTTCTCTACGAAGACGGAAAGAAAGAACGAGTATATTCAGACTACGAAGTCCGAATTAACAACGTTCAGTTGCCTTTTGCGGTTGGAGAAGACAGCTACTTCAATAACGAGATTGAAATCAACTAACAGACTCAGCCCTACGCATCACGGATAAGCGGAATATTATGAAGAAAACTTATGATGTAGTTTTTAATGATGAAAATGCAAGTAACGAGAAGGGCTGGAAGCAGACAAAGGAATATTGTCTTAATTACATCGAAGCATACAATGGTACTGATGAAAGCTACTTTGAAGATTACAAAGGTGGCATTGTGCAGATAGTATGTAATGAAACAGGACAGGTGGTTTTTGAAGATAGAATTAAATAAAAAAAAATGTTGTGAGTAACTTGTGAGTAGACTATTGTTTATTTTTGTAAGTTATTAAGTATCAATGTGTTGCCGAGGTACAAACAGGGCTTCCCAAGCCCG